GTCAACTATATTCTATCTAAAATGTAAAGCAAAGAAGCGAGGGTACATTGAGCAAAGCACAATCGAGATAAAAGGTAACATGAAATTTAGAGCAGACTTTGGCACAAGCAATCTTATACAACCCCCATCCGAATCAACAGAAGATACACAATAGCATCAATGACGAGGAATACAAATACTATGTGATTTGTATAGGTAGGCAGTTTGGCAAGACAATGATGGCTACCAACCAAATGATGTATTGGGCATTGAATAATCCACGCAGTAAGATAGCATGGGTAAGTCCTGTCTATAAACAAGCGAAGAAAGTATTTGCAGATACTTACAAGGCATTCATCAAAAGACCAGAGATTTACAAGAACATCAACAAGGGTGATCTGATTGTTGAATATCGCAATGGCTCAACCATTCAATTCTTTTCATCCGAGAGATACGACAACATTCGTGGTTACACCTTTGACTATTTGATATGCGATGAATTTGCATTCATGGATGCAGAGGCATGGACAGAAGTGTTAAGGGCAACTGTCCTGGTGAAAGGCAAGAAGGTAATTCTGATAAGCACACCCAGAGGTAAGAATCATTTCTATCACTTGCATCAATTAGATTCAGTCAATCCACAATACAAGTCATTCAGCATGTCATCATACGACAATCCAATGATTCAGAGATCAGAGATTGACGATGCGAAGCTCACACTACCAGAGCATATCTTCAAGCAGGAGTACATGGCTGAATTCCTTGATGGGGGTAGTGGTCTGTTCCTGCACATCAACTACTCAACACAGGTGGACACATCGCCAAAGTATTATGCAGGTCTTGACTTGGGAAGGGCAGATGACTATACTGTCCTGACTATCTTCAACCAACAAGGGCAAATGGTATTTGCTGACAGGTGGAGGCAAACGACATGGAGCAACATTGTTGCAGAGGTGTGTAAGCACATCAACACATACCAAGCATTTACGTTTGTGGAGGTCAACAGCATCGGTGATGCTATCTTTGAGCAGGTGCAGAAGGGTGTGATGCACAGGGATAGAATCTACCCATTCGTCACCACATCGAAGTCAAAGCAAGACATCATTGAAGCTCTCATAGTAGCCAACAACAATAAAGAGGTGCAGTTCCTACCAATAGATTGGCTACGCAAAGAGTTTGAGGTGTTCACCTACGAATACAATCCTGCATCCAAGTCGGTCAAGTATTCTGCACCATCAGGATTCCACGATGACGGTGTTATGGCTACCTGCATAGCATACTACTCATTGAAGTCAAACAAAAATTCAGGCATCTACAATGTTAGGTGATGCCTATACAAACCAAACTAAACTACTTATATTATTATGAAGAAATTCTCATGGGGTAATCTTACATTAGGTCAATACGCTGATTTTGAAACAGCAAGGAAACAAGAGTGCATCTTACCAGTTGACCTTTTAGAAAAGGATTGTAAACTAATTTCGTTACTTACAAAGATTCCTTTGGCAGAACTTGAATCAATGCCAATGGCAGAGTTCAACGAGTATCGGAAGGCAATGTATGAATTTGTGGCCATAGAGTTGAAGGGTAGATTCATGGCGAAGTTTAAGTTAGCACATCGCAAGTTTGTCTTTGATCCATCGAACAATAACATCAAGGTGAGCAACCTTACTGACCTTTCGCTGTTAAAGATTACAGGCGAGAATCTGGCAGAGCAGTTGCCAACCATAGTCAGTATCTTCTGCAAAGAGGTGCGTGTATGGTACATGCCATTTAGAAAGCCATTGGAATTCCAACAACGCATGAAGTTGTTTAAGGAGCAACTAAATTTAGAGATAGGTTTCGGTGTGGCTGTTTTTTTTTGCAAGGTATCGGAAGAATTACCCAATCTTATGCAGAGTTATTTGGAAGCAGAACTACTGAAAGTGGACAACCTGCTGAACGAAGCGAAAGAGATGATACGACAGGTGGAGGAGGGATGACCTTGTTTGAGCAGTGGGGATATATGTACACAGTCCACATTCTGTGTAAATACGATAGAACAAAGTGGGACTACTTTATGGAAATGAACATTATCGATTTCTTTAACTACATGAGTTTAGAGCAAGACATCGAAAAAGAAAGAGAGTTACAACGCATGATGCAAAAGTAAGATGGAAGAAAGGACAATATATCAAACACTACAAGACTTTGGCAACAAGGTGCAGAGTGACTTGCGTAAAAGCTTGGTCAATAAGAAGTCAAACGCATCAAAGAACTTATCGCAGTCGATTGCATTCAATGTCAAGTTTAAGAGTGACACAGAGATACAATTCAAATTAGAGCTTGACAGATACTACGAGTGGGTTGATAAGGGCAGAGGCAAGGCAACAAAGAAGGGTGTGATACCATTGAAGGAATCAATCTACCAATGGATAATACAGAAGGGAATACCAGTAACATCAAATAGAGGCAACCTAACAGCAAAGGGTGCAGGAAAGAAGTTAGGAGTAGGGCAACCAAAGCTGCGGTCTATGATTGAAACACAAAGAAGGAACATGGCATACTTGATTGCAAGAAAGATAAACAGATTTGGAACAAGAGGCAACAACTTCTATTCTGCTGTTGTCAATGATTCATTGTTTGATGACCTGCAAATAGATTTAAGTGATTCATTCAAGAAGGATGTTTTGATAGATATAAATAAAATAGAAATAAAATAATGGCTTATTCATTCGTAGCAGCTTATCAAAGTCCTGCACCAGTATTCAATCCGATGCCATTTGTTGTGACATCAACAGACAACGGACAAGCAAACTTCAAATATGTTTGCGATGTGTATGTTAGTGGTGTTACAGGGTACACAAGACTTCTGCTCAATTCCGATCCAACCACAGGAGCAGCAGCATTCCTTGTCAATCAGATTTTAAGAAGCAGAGTTACATCTGACTTCGATGTTACCACAACAACGGTGACGAATCCATTCAAACAATGTAGCAATGGTCATGTCATCTATGAGTTAAAGTTCGGACAGCAGTACGGTGCATCTGGTAGCATTGTCACCTATGCCAACATACTTGTGACAGGCACATTGTATGGATTCAATGGCTCACTTGATTCACAAGATTGGTTGAACTACATTGGATCAACTTACAACATCTTATTAAGCACACGCAAGTTCTTTCAGAAGGACAAGTCATTTGCTAACTTCCCTATTCGCATTACAGATCAAGCGTGGCTGTACTACTTTTGTGACACAACAAATAAAGATGCGTTGTTAAAAGTAGTGACTTATGATGTTTCAAACACATTGATTCAAACAATAACCTTGACAAATCAATATACCAACAAATCAACTTATAAACTATTCCAACGTGCATCAGTTGGTCCTGTTGACCTTAACCTTGTCGATGCTACATTGATAGTCACAGGCACACAGCCATTCATCACTTCATCGGTTGCATATTACACCATTAACTTGACAAACAGCACAGGAACGCAGTCAAGTGAGATGATGACATATTACATCGACAAGACATGCACCAATTCAGAGGAGTTCCCAGTCTACTTCAAAAACAATTATGGCGGATTTGATACCTATTCATTTTACAAGAAGTCAAAGCGTATAGCAGAGATTTCAAGAAAGACATATCAAAAGAATGTGGGAAGTCTTATCGGTAGCAAGTGGAACTACTTGACAACAGATGCAGGAGAGGTGACAATGGACACACAGATCAGCGACAAGTATCTGCTCAATTCAGATTGGATAACTGACAACACAGCGAAGTGGCTTAAACAATTATTCACATCACCAGAAGTGTATCTGTACGATCCAATGTTGGCTATCCATGTGCGAGTGAATGTCAAGGCATCAGCATACGAATCAAAGAAGGTAGATAATGAGAAGATGTTCAACTTGACATTAGAACTTGAAGCATCACAGCAGTCATATAGACAACAACAATAGATGATAAGGTCAGAACTTTATATTAACAACATTCGTGTTGAGCTGAATCAAGAGGTACAGGCATCTATCACCTATCAGATTGCCGACATCCGTATGCCTGACAAGAGGCAAGGCAGTTTCTCAAAGACTGTGACATTGCCAGGTAGTCCAACAATCAACAACCTATTCACATCCATCTTTGACCTTAACACATCGGTGCAGACAAGTGGTGTGATCAACTTTGCTCCTGACTTCAATCCAAATCTTAAAGCATCATTCGTGCTGTTGGTAGAAGGCATTGAGCAGTTCAGGGGGTATATGAAGTTGCAGAACATCACACGCACACAAGACCAATTACAGCAGGTGATGTATGAGGTGAATCTGTTTGGTGATGTGGCCAGTATATTTGGGGTGATAGGGGATGCGAAGTTGAACGCACTTGACATGAGTGCATACAACCACACCTACAACAAGGCAACACAAATAGCAACATGGAACACAGCAAATATCAATGGTGTTGGCTATGTTTACCCAATGATTAATTATGGGGGTATGGGGGTATCAAGTTGGGATGTGAATGATTTCTTTCCTGCTATTTATGTGAAGACATACATCGATGAAATATTCAGTGCAGCAGGATATTCGTACACATCAACTTTTTTTAATACACCTTACTTTAAACATTTAATTGTTCCATTTGCAGGTGAAAAGTTAACGATGTCAGCAGTTGACAGCAATAACAGAAAGTTCAGAGCAAACACAACAGCATTGACAAGTGGTGTGATAATGTTTGGCTACTACCATACAATGATTTACAATGCAGAAACACTTGATCCATTAAATCAATACAACACAACAACAGGTGAATTTACAGCTGCTAATTCAGGATTTTACCAATTTTATTCAAGTGGGGTAACGCAATACATTTCAAATATAGTTTTACCTGTTGCGAATGCTTCACAAAGTTCTTTTATTTTTGGTGCAGTCATTGTTCAGTATAGAGGTGCAACTTCAATCTCTCAATCTTACATAACAAATTCAACTGGTGCATTGAACAACGCATCAATGCCTATTGGAACAGTTCTTAAAACATTTACATATCAAGGATTCACACCACAGCTTTACTTGTTAGCAGGAGATAAAGTCGTTGTGTTAATTGAAGATCCCTATGGAACGAATACACCATACACTCCTGGTGATGTTACAAGAACGGTTTCTGCTAATTCTATTTTTTTAAATGAAATAACAAATCCAGTAATTCTTGATGGATCAACAATGCCAATGAATAGCACATTGCCTATCGACATCAAGCAATCTGACTTTTTAATGTCAATTATCAGAATGTTTAATTTGTTTGTTGAAACAGATAAGAACGATTCCAACAATCTTATCATTGACACTTATGATGCGTTCTATGGCACAGGCACAACACAAGATTGGAGCAAGTTACTTGATGTGTCAAAGCCAGTAACCATAACACCGATGGGTGCATTGGATGCGAGGCGGTACACACTTAAATATACACAGGACACAGACTATTGGAACAAATTTTACTTTGAGAAATACAGCAAGACTTATGGTGAGTACAATCTTGACATCACAAATGATTTCTTAAAGAACGAGAATAAGAATGAGGTGCTATTTGCACCAACACCATCGATAGGCACAACTGCTGTCGATAGAATCATTCCAGAGATATATCAGTTAGATTCAACAGGACTGCAAACACAAATGCGTTCTAAATTAAGAATTCTATATTATGTCGGAGCAAAGAACACTGTTAATGGATTTACTTATACCAGTGCGGTGACAGGCAGCTCATCAGAGATTTACTATCCTTATGCAGGACACATTGATGATGCAATCACACCGACAGCAGACTTATCGTTCGGAGTGCCAAATGAAATCTACTATGTCAATCCATACGGTGCTACATCATACACCAACAACAATCTATTCAACAAATATCATAAAATATTTATTGATGAAATCACAGATGTAAATTCAAAGATAGTGACTGCATTCTTTCGGTTACAGCCATTGGACATCCTTATTTTATCATTCAGAAATAAGATATACATCGATGGACAATACTATCGATTGAATAAAGTCATCGACTACAATCCATTAGTCGAAGGAGTTACTAAGTGCGAGTTGTTGAAGATAAAGAATGGAGTGCCATTTGTACAGACAACAGGAGAAATTGATTTCACAACAGACGATTATCTTGGTAGTGATCGTTCACCATTAGCAGGTGGTAATGTTGGTCGTGGTGATACTACGAATGCAACAGATAATGTGACAGCAGGTAGGGACAATTACATCAGTCATTCTGCAAAAAGTTCATTAGTTAATGGTAGCAATAATTTTGTTGGCAATGACGCATTAAGAGTTTGCATAAGTGCAAGTAGTGGTGTTACTGTATTAGGTGGTATGAAAAATGTTACTGTCATCAACACTAACGACATTGTAATTTCGGAATCAAATGTTACATACATCAATGGCTTGAAAGTTAGTAGTGGCTCAACCATAACTGCTGTGTCAACAAGTCAAACAATAAATGATTTAGGAACATGGGAGTGTACATCACCAATGACATTGACATTAGATGTGACATTGTTTAATACAGGAGATTCAGTAAGAATAAAAAATGTAGGTGGCGGTGCAACAGTTATCGTTGATGGCAATGGCATCTTGATAGATGGTAGTGCTACACAAGTCATGGCGATTGCTTACGACACATTAGAAATATATTACAACGGAACAGTTTATTTTATAAGATAAGAAAATGGCAGACAAGTCAGTATCGATAGATTTAATCATCAAGAGTTCAGAGGCAGCATCTTCACTTAAAGAGGTGAAGCAATCTTTGAAAGACATCAAGGATGCAATGATAGGTGCAGGGGAAGGCACAGCTGAATTTAATAAGTTAGCAGCAGCAGCAGGTCAGTTGAAGGACAAGGTTGATGATTCAAACGAAGCCATCAATGCAATGAATCCAAACAAGTTTCAGGCGGTGGCAACATTCGCAGGAGCAGCAGCAGGTGGCATTAGTGCTGTGACTGGTGCAATGGGTTTGTTCGGTGAACAGTCAGAAGAAGTTACAAAGACACTTGCAAAGGTGCAGAGTGCGATGGCATTAAGTCAGGGACTTGCTGCAATTAGTGAATTGCCGAAAGCATGGAACAACTTGAAAGCTGCAATGGCATCAACAGAGATTGTTCAAAAATTAGTAACCACAGCAACAAGACTTTGGAATGCAGCATTAGCAGCTAATCCAATAGGTCTTGTAATTGCAGGTTTGGTCGCATTGGCTGCTGCTGTTTATGGGTTAACAAAAGCATTTGGTGATTCAAATAAAGAGCAGGAACGACAAGTAAAGTTGACCAAAGAACTTAATGCGGCAAGTATTGATGGAGCAAAGAATGCAGCAGTTGAAAGAAACAATCTTGACAATTTATATAAGGCATCAACTGACCAAACAAAATCTTTAAAGGAAAGAAAGGATGCACAGATAGAATTACAAAAGACCTATCCATTAACATTCAAGAACTTTACTGATGAAGATTTTGCATTAGGAAAGGCGAAGATTGGTTATGAAAATTTGAGCAAAAGTATTCTTGCTGCATCAATGATGAAAGCAAAGCAAGGGTTGCTTGACAAGGCAGCGATGGAGTTTGCAGCAGTAGAACAAGAAGCATTAAATGAAATAAAAGAAAAACAACTTGAAGCCAATAGTGCAAGTGATAAAAATCGAATAGTTGGAGCAGCAGCGACAGTTGTTAATGATAAAAAAGTAGCCAATCAAAAAGTTGATATATTAAAAGCGGAATTAGAAGAAAAAAGAAAATTATTCAATAAAGACAATGCCGACATTTTAGGTGACTTGGCAAAGTTTGAACAAGATTCTAAATTAATAAAGGCAGAGGGTGTAGCATCGAAAGAGAAAGAGGTTGTTGCCGAGAAACCAAAGAAAGCAGAAATAACACATCCAACACAAGCAGAACTTAATGCACAGGCAGCAGCAAAAACAAACGAAGATTTTAGAAGGTCACAATTAACAGCAGAAGAAAAGCAACTTGAAGATTTTACTGCATTACAAAAAACGTATCTTGATAATGGCAACATAACGCAAGGTGAGTATAATAAAAAAATATTTGACAAGAGAAAAGAGTTAGAAGGTGACTTGCAAGTTATTGGTTTAGCAGCATCGGAAGAATTCAAGGTAATGAAATCTGATGATGCGTTCACAGCAATTCAGATAGCACAATTTGAAGCGGATGAAAAAACAAGAATAAATGCAGAGCAAAAAGAAAAAGACAAAGCAAAAAATAAAGAATCAGCAAAGATTGCGATGGACTTGGCTATCACTTCGATAGCAGGATTACAAACTTTATCAGACTTGGCATTCGCATCTAAATTGTCAAAGACAAAAAAGGGAAGCAAAGAAGAAGAAGAAATTTTGAGAAAACAATTTAAAGCAAACAAAGCATTGAATCTCTCAACTGCAATCATTAACGCAGCACAGGCACAACTTTCTATCTTGGCACAATATCCAAAGTTTGATGGTGGTTTTGCAATGGTAGCAGCAATGGTTGGTGCAGGAATAACATCATTAGCATCGATAGCAAAAATAGCAGCAACGCAATTTGATACCACAAGTGCAGGAGGCAATGAGCCACCACCAAGTTTAAATGCAGGTGCAGCAGCAGCGACAAGCAACTCACAACCATCTACATTGCTCAATCCTGATGGAACGGTAAACAATCAAAACACACCAACACCTGCACCAATACAAGTGTATGTGGTGGAATCAGATATTACATCGACACAGACACAGGTGGCGGTGGTACAGAATCAAATGAATTTTCAATAACTAAAATAAAATAAGATGAAAAAATTAATGACCTACGAATTAGACATCAACGAAGATGAAGCTGCTCAAAGCGGTGTGGACTACGTTGCACTTGTCGATGATCCTGCAATCAAAGAGAATTGGATGACATTTGAAGCACAGAAATCTTTTGCATTCAAAGTGTCTGCACCAGAACGCAGAATAATTACAGGTGCAGCCATGATTGCTGACATGCCTATCTATCGCAAGGATGATGTGCGTGGCGAGTACAATGTAGTGTTTAGAAAGCATGTGATTGAAAAGATTGTCAAGAAGTGGGCGAAGCTCAACAAGTTCAACAACGTCAACATGATGCACGAAGAAGATACGCAAACAGAAGGCATCTATTGTATTGAATCATTCATCGTTGATTCAGCAGAGGCATCACCACACCGAAGATATTTGACAAAGCACCTGATGGTAGTTGGTTTCTTTCTTATTACATCGAAAATGACGTAGTTTGGAACGAGTTCATCAAGACTGGCATCTTCAAGGGATTCAGCGTTGAAGGTATGTTTGGCTTTGAGATCAAGGCACAGGCAGAGGTGGTTGAGGTCGATGCTGATGAAAAGCACTTACAAACTATTTTTGATATTCTAAACTTTGCCGATTCATACACCGACTATCCACAAGGAGCAAGTAACAATGCAAAGAGAGCATTAGAGTATGCAGATAAGAACGGATGGGGAAGTTGTGGCACAGCAGTTGGCAAGGCAAGAGCAAACCAATTAGCAAATCGTGAGCCAATAACAAGGGACACGATAGCACGAATGTCAGCATTCAGAAGGCATCAACAAAACAAAGATGTTCCCTATTCGGAAGGGTGCGGTGGCTTGATGTGGGACTGTTGGGGTGGTGATAGTGGCATCAGTTGGGCAGAGAACAAATTGAAAGAGATTGACAAAGAAAAGCAAGGTTTAAAAAGGATACCTTATGTTTTGGGATCAGTTGGTGGGAAAACAAAGTAATTCATAAAATGGTACACATATAAAATATGTACTTATTAATTTAAACAACTTTAATCATGGCAGACAAAGCAACATTCATTTCAGAATTAGCGACACTTGTTAAAAAACATTTGTCACCAACAAAATTGAATTTCAAAGACATCATGTTACCTGATGGAAGCACACTTCGTTACGAAGGTGATATGCCAATGGTACAGATGCCAGTGACAATACTTCAACCTGATGGATCAGAACTTCCTGCACCTGATGCGGTTTACGAAATGGAAGATGGAGCAACTATCGAAGTTATTGATGGCATCATTGTAACTGTTACACCACCAGTGGCAGAGGTCGAGTCAAAAGACAAAGACAAAGAATATAAAGACAAAGAGAAGGGGATGCCAACGACACCACACGAAATGGAGAACAACACAGCAACTGTTAAGACACTTATTGAAACGCACACCAAAGAACATCACTTTACAAAAGAAGAAGTGACATCATTGTTGGAGCAGTCAGTTGTTAACATGACAGAAAAATTTGCAACAGCAACAAAAGAACTTTCGGACAAGATAGAAGTAATGGAAGGATATAATTCAGATTTGAGTGCATTGGTATTAAAGTTCAGCGAACAACCTGCCGAAACATCTGTAAAGAAACTACCAGTAAACTTGAAGTCAGAGCCAACCAACAAACGTGAAAGTTTAGAGGAATATCGCAACAGAATGAACACACAAAAATAATTCATAAAAAAACAAACTAAAAAAAATAAATTATGCCAACATTTTCATTAAGCGGTCTATCCGCTTACACCGAAGAAAACAGAGCGGACATCGTGACCAAATCCATTCTTGGAGCAAAGACAATGGGTCTTGTTGATGTTCGTGCAGGAATCAAATCAGCAATGAAGATTCCTATTCTTGACACGACAGCTAACTTCCAAGTTGGAGGTACATGTGCGTTCAACACATCAGGAACAACAACAGTTACACAGACAACTATCACACCAGTTGCTTTGAAATTAAACATGTCATGGTGTCCATCAGAGCTTGAAGCATATTTCACACAGAAATATCTTAAAGCAGGTGCGTTGTATTCTGGTACATACGATTCACAAGAAGGTATCGACAATGCGTTTTTCACAGCAGTAACTGACCGAGTTCAGCAATACATCAACAAACAAGTTGAAGCGATGTTGTGGTTAGGTAACACAGCAACAACTGCTGATCCTAACTTGAAATTAATGAACGGATTCATCAAGACTATCGACACAGCAGCAACAGCAATAGCAGCAACACCAGTAGCATCTATTACAGCATTAACTGCTCGTGCTATATTTGAAGAAATCATTTTCTTAAAGATTCCAAATCAAATTTTAGATGATAGTCCAGTTGTATTCTGTTCACAAGAAGATTACCGATTGTTATTGAATGCACTTTGGCAAGCTAACTTGTTTAACTACATTCCAACAACAGCAAATGGTAGTGCAGGTCTTGAATTAATTTATCCAGGTACTAACGTAAAAGTTATTGCAGTACCAGGACTAAATTCCGACAACGGAACAGGTCTTCCAACAGCAGCAAAGCATCGTATCTTCGCAGGAACAGCAAGCAACTTCGTTGTAGGTGTTGACCTTGAAAATGACATACAGAACTTCGACCTTTGGTATTCAAAAGACAATCGTGAAGTTAGAATGGTAATGGACTTCAAACTTGGTGTTGCGAATCACTTCACAGACCAAATCGTTCAGTACAAAAATATCTAAATATTAATCAAGAAATGGGAGTGGGGTAACCTGCTCCCAATTCTTAAATACGAAATAAGAAATGGCATGTACATTAGTAAGTAGTTTCCCTATCGGATGCAGAGCATCAGTAGGTGGAATTCAAGAAATCAAAATACACGCAATGCCA